TTTCTTTGATAAAAAATTAGCTAAAGCGTTAGATACCGCCCGTTCTAAGTGGGAGAAAGAACAGAGTGATAAAGCTCAAAAAGCTAAAGATCTTAAAAATATGTCCCCTGAAGAACGGCAAAACTATGAGCTAAAGCAACGTGAACAAGCTTTAGTTGATAGAGAAGCTGATATTACTAAGCGTGAAAATAAGAATGAATTAGCTTCTAAATTGATTGAAGATGGTTTACCAGCTGAATTAGTAGATGTGTTTGATGATGTTTTAGCTGACAAAGGTAAGATGACAGATACTTATCAAAAGATTAGTGAAGTATTTCGTAGTGCGGTTCATGATGCTGTTGAAATTCGGCTAGCTCAAAGTGCAAGGCCTCCAAAGAGCTTAGATGGAAATCATGATCATAAGTCTCCTGGAGAAATCTATGCTGAAAAAGCTAATAATTTTCAAAAATCTAAAAATGATTTTTGGAATTTAGAAAGGAAATAAGAATGTATACACAATTTCAAAATGGAAAACAATTAAATTTTCTTGCTTCTGAAAAGTTTACTGCTTTTCCCGAAACAATTAATAAAGATAATTACAACGTCCAAACAGATGACTTAGGACGTAAATATGTACCAGCAGGAACGGTATATCCCACTAATGATGCAAAAGCGGTGGGAATTACTGTAAATGATGTGTACGTGGCAGAAGATGGATCTAATCAAATGGTTGCTGTTATGCGTGATGGTTGGGTGTTAAGTCAAAGATTGAATCCAGCTCCAACAGCAGAGGCTATTAAGGCAATGTCAGCAATTCACTTTAAGGATTTGGATACGACAGAAGCGGCGTCTACTGATACTCAAAAGAACCAATAGAAGGGAGAATATAATTAATGAAAAATCAAAAATTACAATTAGATTTACAACGATTTGCAACACCTGTTCTTGATATGTTCAGTCAAAATACTGTGCTTGACTATACTCGCAATCGTCAATATCCAGAAATGTTAGGTGATACCTTATTCCCAGCAGTCAAAGTACCAACACTTGAAGTTGATATTTTAAAAGCCGGTAGTCGTGTACCAACGATTGCAAGTGTTTCTGCTTTTGATGCTGAAGCTGAAATTGGTAGTCGTGAAGCAAGTAAGATGACTGCTGAATTGGCATATGTAAAGCGCAAAATGCAACTTACTGAAGAAATGCTAATCAAATTGCAATCACCTCGTAATTCAGCAGAAGAAAATTACTTGAAACAATACGTATTCGATGATATTGATGCCATGGTTCAAGCAGTTAAGGCACGTGGCGAAAAAATGACTATGGAAATGTTCGCTACTGGTAAAATTACTGATAAGAAAAATGGAATTTCTGTTGATTACGGCGTGCCAAAGAAACATCAAGAAACATTATCAGGTACCAAGACATGGGATAAGAGTGATGCTTCTATTATTGATAACTTGCAAGACTGGTCAGATTCACTAGATGTTACACCAACTAGAGCTTTAACTTCTAAGAAGGTTTTACGTACTTTAATGCGTAGTACTGAAATTAAAGAAGCTATCTTTGGTAAAGATAGCGGTCGAGTTGTTGGTCAAGCAGATTTAGATCAGTGGATGACGGCTCAAGGATTGCCAGTTATTCGTGCTTATGATGGTAAATACCGTGATGAAGACTCAAAGGGTAATTTAACAACTAGCTCTTACTTCCCAGAGGATCGCATCGTTCTTTTCAATGATGAAGTACCCGGACAAAAGATCTATGGTCCAACTCCAGAAGAAAATCGCTTAATTTCAAGCAATGCTCAAGTATCTAATGTCGGTAATATTATGGCCAAGATTTATGAAACTAGTGAAGATCCAATTGGAACATGGATTTTAGCAGCAGCTACAATGCTTCCATCATTTGCTAGTGCAGATGATGTGTTCCAAGCTAAGGTACTTTAATTAAGGGAGGTGCTTAATGTGGATCAAATGGCAGAAATGGTTTCATCCCTAAGCACTAGATTACAGATTTCCGATAATGATTTAGCAACTGACTTAATTAAAGAAGCTATTGCTCAAGTGTTAGATTACACTGGTCAAAAGAAGCTAGTCGGCAACATGGATATCTATGTTAAAAAGCTAGCAGTTATTAATTACAACCGACTAGGTGTAGAAGGTGAAACTCAACGAACAGAAGGCGGAGTTACTAATTATTTGGAAACTGGTATTCCTAAAGATATTCGATTAGGACTAAATCGTTATCGAATAGCAAAGGTGACTAGACTATGAGACTAAAAGAAAGTGACTTAACAACTGTTTATATTAGAAAGCCTGCGGATATTCAAGATGATGAGGGGTATACAACTAAAGGTTGGAGTGATCCTCAGCCAATTAAAATGAATGTTCAATCAGCTGGGGGTTCTGTTAATGCCCAACTTTATGGAAAAGATATTAAGTATGTTAAGACGTGCAAATATCAAGGAAAAGAGCTTTCAGAAGGACATGGAGAAGGCTATGGAATTTGCTTAAATGTTCCAAGCACTAGTGATCCAGATTATAAGATTACAGCTATTCAGGAGTTCTCTACTCATAAGAACGTCACTTTAGAGCGAATAAAAAGGGATGAGCAAAATGATTAATGTGGAGCTAAAAGGACTTGATGAGCTAAAGACAAAGCTAAAAAAGATCCCTAGTGTAGTTGCTAATGCTACAGCTAACGGACAAGAAACTGCCATTGAACAAGCAGAAGCCTATGCAGTGGACGAATTGCAATCTAGCATAAAGTATTCTACTGGCGAACTTGCACGGAGCTTTAAGCATGAAGTTAAAATTGATAACGATGAAGTTATTGGTCGCTGGTGGAACTCGTCTATGGTTGCAGTATTTCGTGAATTTGGTACTGGTTTGGTTGGAGAGATGTCCGATAAACAACTTCCACAAGGCGTTGCAATTACCTATCGACAAACACCATGGTTCTTCCCAGTGGATGCAGTTGATTTGGATTTAACTAAGATTTATGGCATTCCTAAGATAAAAATCAAAGGAAAGTACTTCTATAGAACTGCTGGTCAACCAGCTAGACAATTTATGACGCCTGCCGCTAATCGAATTGAAAAAGAAGCACCAGAAATTATAAAAAAATCTGTAGATCAAGAGTTGCGTGACAAGTTAGGTGATTAGATGGAAATTTATAATGTTAAAGCACTTGTCTTTAAGACACTTAAATCCATTCCAGAATTAAAAATAGTCTCACCTTCTTATCCAGATAAATTCACAGCATTTCCAATCGCTATTTATTCAACTAGTCAGTCTTCTTATATACGCAATGCCGATCAAGAAGAAACAGATACAGAATGGAAGATAACGATTGATTTATATAATGACAAAGGATCACTAACGCAAATAAAAAATAAGCTCATTGCTAAGTTTTCAGCAATGGGCTTTTCTAATAGTATTGGCGATCAAGATTTGAATGGAGTAGCACGAGTAGTACTTGTGTTTACAGGAATTGTAGATAACACAAGTAAACGTGTATATCAGAAAGGATAAAAAATGAAAAACGTAAAATTATATAGTAATTTATTGAAATTAGATATTCAACGATTTGCCGTTGATAGTTCCGAAGGATTAGTCGGAACAGGAACTAAATTAGAAAGATCAGAAGATGGCTCTACCTGGGAAGAAATTGCAGATATTAAAACTATTCCTGAATTAGGTGGAGATACTGAAAAGATTGATGTTACTACCTTAGCAGATGATAGACGTAAGCAAGTGGAAGGTATCCAAAATGCTTCTAACGTACAATTCCAAGCTGTATATAAGGGCGCTAGTTTTGCTAAGGCACTAAAAGAAGCTGGAAACCGTAAGCAATACAACTGGAAAGTTACTTATCCAGATGGCATGACTGCAACAATGCGTGGATCTTACAATATTAAGTTTGGTGCCGTAGCTGTTAACGGGGCATTAGGTTACACAATTACTATTACTGTATCTGATGGTCCAACATTTACTGCTGCAGGCGCAAGTCAACCAGCTGGTAAGTAATAAAAAGTGATAGGCGTGGGTTCGATTCCTACGTCTATTTTTATACAACATGAATAGGAGAAATTATGGTAACAACAATTAAGAAAGCAACTAAGACAGTACAATTGGGTGATCTTGAACTTGATTTAAAGCTTGGTGGACGTGAGATTTTTAAGATTGAACGACGCTTAGGTAAATCAATGCTCTCCCTCTTCATGGATTCGCAAGGTGGCAATAAATTGCCGCCAGTTAACGAAATTCTGATTGTTCTACAAGGTGCAAATCAAAACCATGGTGTTACAGATAAACGCGTTATTGAAGCGTTTGAACAATACTTAGATGATGGTCACACTACCATGGATTTGTTTAATGAACTAATGGAATTATTTGATGAATCTGGTTTTTTCGGCAAGAAAAAGAAGAAGGCTACAAAGACCAATACGGAATCGGAAGAAGTAACTCTAGATCCAGTGGAAGCAGAAAGCGAATTGATATAGACGAAGATCATTTCGAAACAGTATCTGATCTATTTAGACATCTGTATCCAATTGCAGTCGAATCAGGCATAGATGCTGACCATTTTTGGGATATGGATTTCGGTGAAATTATGACCCAAATTTCAGCAAATGAAAAACGTCGATTGGAAAATTTACGAGCTAAAGCTTATATGGATCATCGATTAAGTGAAATGATGGCCTTTGCTTTTAACGATCCGGCAAAAATGCCCAAAGTTGAAGAAGCTTATCCATTTGTGAAAGATAATTTGGATCGAACAAATAAAATATCTGAGGAAGAACCCGATTGGAAAAAAGATCAGGTTATTTTTATGCAGCAAGCCCAGAAAATCAAACAATTTAATAAAGATAAAGGAGGTGGAAGTTAATGGATTTAGAAGAACTTGAATTAAGGTTTACTGCTAATTA